CGGTTGCCTTGCGTCGTGAAGATCGTTGTCCCGTTCAAGTTGACGTCGAGGATCAGTGACGCCCCGGTCGGTTCCGTCGAACACGACGCGTACACGTTGACGATCGTCGCTGCCCGCTTGAAGTAGATGCGGATAGCGCCCGTGTCGACCTCGGCGTCGCCGGGCCACGTGTACACCTTCTCCTGGATCACGCCGAGGTTCTCGCGTGCGGCAGCAGCAGTCGACGCACCCGTGCCGCCGTGAGCCACGGCGAGGTCCGTCGACAGGCTGACGATTGTCGAGTCTTGAATGTCGACGGAGTCGAGAACGCCGCCGCTGATGTTCACGTCGTCAGCATCCTGCGCCGCGATCGTGCCAACTGCCCCGCCGCCGGTCACCCATTCAGTGACGAGCGGATCGAGTGAATCGATGGCGAGCACCTGCCCCGCCGTGCCGTCCACTGCGGGGCGTGGCGCGAGTCTCGGATTGTCGACCCCGGTCCACGAATTGAAAGCTGTCATCAGGACACTCCGATCGGGCGAAGATAATTGGAAGTAAGGGCTGCGTCAGCCCAGCGGTTCCCACCAGCGGTGGAACGTGCCGTCCGTGCCGGGTTCGGTCGTGTTCGCGTCGATCTTCGATTGCCACAACGTGAACTCGGGGAACGCCACCGCATCATGCGTGACCTGCTCACCGGTCTGGTAGGCGTCCTGCGCCCCCAACGGTTGCACCCACGGCGCGGCGGTCGGTGTGCGATGAATCTTGAACAGGGCGGGCACCTGATCGGGCTCCCAATCGGCCTGCGTCGTGTGCGCTTGTACGACTTCGACAAGTGTGCCGTCCCAGCGGTACACCTCGCCCACCTTGACGGCGATGTCCGGTTCCCAGTCGGGAAACAGACCGGCGAACTGTTCGGCGGCTTCGTCCTTCAGTTCGTCGGCGGCGATCAGTGGCAGCACGACGAGGCGGGCGGCGGCGATCAGCGACTCGTCGGGCGACGGGTACTCGATGACCTCGACGACTTCCTCGGAGATCAGGTTGCCGTCGGCGTCGAAGGTCTGGTTGCGGTCGATGCGCTTGGTCATGTGGTCTTTCCTCTCTCAGAACGAGGCAATCGTGAACACGCCGAACGCATAGAACCCAGCCGACGCTGTCGTCGTGACCGCCCACTGCGACGGGGTTGCAGGGGCCGTTGCCGAGTACGTGATCCCGGTGTCGTACATCTGTTTGATGTTGCCCTGACCAGCCCATGCGGGATGCCACATATTCAGCGCCAAAAGCGGACAAGACAGCGTGGCCGTGGACTCGCCGTTGTACCGCGCTAGGTAACGACCGGGGGAAAGAACCTGGCTTGTTGCCTTCGTCTTGATTCCGGTCGAGTCAATGGCGATCGTGCCGAGGTCCACCACTAGTGCGTCTGGTTGGAAGCTGTCGGTCGCGGAGTAGATGGAAAGCGATGCTGACGTTGCTGCGGTTCCGGCCGTGGAAACATTGACGAGGAACCCGGCAAGTGTCGTTGACTGCGACACGATGAACGGCGTGTAATACGACGTGTTGAGCGAATGTGCCTGCGCGCCTGAACCGCCCTGCATGTATTGGCCGGGAACGACGCAATACTTGGTGCTGTCGGCTTGAATGAAATTGAAGTCAAGACCGCCACCACCGCCACCCGCAGCCGCAGCCCACTTGACGCCCGCAGCCTCAGCGGAATCGACCGTCAACACATGCCCGTTCGTGCCACCGACAGCGACCCGTGCCACCGTGTCGGCGGCGGTCGCCACGATCAAGTCACCCTTGGCGTCCATCAACGACTTCGGGATCGCCCCGTCAGCCGTCGCACCCTGCGCCGCTGTGGCGTAATCGGTTGCCGCCGTCGTGGCAGCCGTGCCGAGGCCGAGCGTCGTGCGTGCCGTCGCCTGATCGGCGTCATCGACGAGCGACGCACCGAACGTCGAGATCGTCGTGTTCGCCGGGAGTGACAGTGTCTTGATGTCGGCGTCGACCTCGGAATCCATCAACGCCCCAGCCGCCGTCACGTTCGCAGTGTCGGTGACATCCGCCAACGCTTCGATGCCGTCGAGCTTCGACTTGAGTGCCACCGTCATCAGTCCCGGATTCGTTCCGTCAACTGCTGTGAGTGTGGCATCTGTGCCAGTGTCGGACGTGACCTGCGACGTGGCGGCGTTCCAAGCCAGGTTCGCACCACTGCCACCTCCGCCAGCGTCGCCCCACTCCGTCACCAACGGTGAAAGCGATGCGATCTTGAGCGCCTGACCGGCCGTGCCGTCGACGGCGGGGCGTGGCGCATACTGCGAAGTGAACGCGGGCGCGGCGGCCACCGCCGTCAGAGTCGCCTCGGCGTTCTCGCCGTCCGGGCCGAGCATCGCGAACTTGGCGGTGCCGTCCGACAGGTCGGCAGACGGGTTGCCCTCGACGAAATCCTTGAAAGCTGGCATCAGTTGACTCCGATCATGCGGTGAGAATCCCGGTCCAGTCGGCCGGCGACGCGACCCCTGTAGCGATGTAAGCAGTGCCGGCCGTCGTGTCGATGTAGATCAGACCGACCGTCGACGGCGTCGATGCGGGAGCGCCAGCACCAGACGAAACGCCGGCGCCGCCGATCGCGTTGACGGTGACCGCGACCGTCAGGTCGGAGTCGACGGTGAGCGTTGCATCGGACGTCGAGCGGCCACCGTTGGTGCCGTCGGTCACCCGAACCGGCCCGGCGAGCCACGGCCGCTTGTCGCCGCCACGCGTGACCCACAGCGTCCACTGGTAGGCGTCGCTGGTGAACGCCGTCGTCTCGGTGTCGGTGAACGACAGCGTGACGACATTGTCACCGGCACCCGACACGACAGCGGTCAACGTGTCGACCAGCGCGCCCGCGGTCGAGTAGATCTCGCCGGCGATTGTCGCTGCCGACACATCGACGGCCGCGTCGGCCGAGTCTGTGACCGTCAACTGGAACGCCATGTCGGCGCCCCTGACGATCGTGAGGGGAAACTTCGTTCCGCGATTATCAAAGCCAACGCTCATCGCATTTATCTCCTAATCAACGGATCGACTCACGCCGGGGATCGTCAGCTAGCCGCTTCGTACTGCCCGGTGCAGCGAATGAGGTCGCCCGACGTAAGACCGCCGGTGAAGTCGATGACACCCAACAGGCCGGACCCGGACGCCGTAGTCGACGACTTCAGACGGAACGTCGTCGTCGTGAACGGGAACACCTGGAAGGGATAGATCGTGGCGGTCGAGTCGTCGGTGACATAGCCGGTCCCCCCCGTCACGCTGTTGGCATCTGCGGCCGTCGCAGGCAGCGACACGCTAATGGCGTTCGCTGCGGTGCCCGCACCGGTCACCGCAAGGTCGACCGTAAAGACGATGAGCCGTCCGTAACGTGCATACCTGCTGCGCGTGTTCGTGACGGTGACGCTGCCCGACTGCACGACGGCAGGCGTCCATGACGTCCACGCGCCACCTTCACCGAGGGCGTACGTGTTGAGCTGTGCAGCCGTAGGAACGTCCCCGTCGGCGAAGGTGATCTGTGCCATCCAAATACCCCTGTCAGTAAGACAACTTGTTGCCGAACGCCGCGCCGATCTTGCCGAGCGTGGCGTCACCGATCTTCCAGTACGGCCCCGACTCCGACACCGCCGGCGCCAGGTAGAACTCGACATCCCACTCGCCACGCCCGACCCGGTGGCGGATGCCCTGGATCGACGTCACGAACGTTGAGGCCGAACCCACACCAATCGGCGTAAACGACACCGTCAGGACCTTGCCGAGGTCGGCGGCAAGAACCGCCGGGAACAGGTCGGCAGGATTGGCGCGCGGCTTCACCAGCAGCGACGACACGCGCGTCCGTGGGTCTTTACCGACGCGCACCCTGAACGACGCCAGCCCTCGAGCTGGGTTGATTGTCTGAATCAATGGCGCCGACAGCTCGTCGGACTCGTAGCCGTAGGTGGCGATCGACGTAGCGTCCTCGACGACGACGTTGCTGTCGCTCTGGTTGTAGATGACCTTGACCTTGTTCGTGATGACGTCGACGGTGTTGCCGTCGGGCACTACGTCGTGGAACTCGAGGTCTGGTGCCGTGTCACCGAAGTCGGCGAACGACGTCTGGTCGAACTGCCATGCCCGGTCACGAAACGCCAGCTCCCCGTCTGCGGTGGCGTAGAACAAGCCCTGCTCGGTCAGCTCGACCTCGCGGATGTAGTCCAGCGCGCTGCGCCCGTTCGGCATGTACTCGCCCAACTCGATGCCACCGTCAGCGATGTCGCGCGTCCCTGACGGCCAGCCAATCGAGTCCAGCACGCGCCCGATACGGGCGCCGGGATACTCGACGAAATCGCCACCGAACGCGAACCGGCCGGCGTCGTAGTGGGCCGCGATGCGGGTCGACGTCAGCGGGGCGTCATAGACCGCGAAGTGTGCAACGCGGTTTCCGTCGGAAACCTGCACCCCCATCGGCGTCGTCTGGTCGAGTGTTTCAGTGCCGGCGGATAGGGCGTCCTCCGAGATCAGCGCGCCGTCCACGTACACCCGCAACACGTCATCACCATCGACGCTTGCGGCGACGTGATACGTGCGGCCAGTTTGAAAGTAGTAGACGTCACCGCCAGCGTTCTGGCGCTGGTTGGCCGTGGCGTTCGAGAACGTCACCGACACGTTGTCATCGGACACCTGGATTCGCAGGTAGCTATCAGTGCCGGACTTGGCGACGACTGAGATGTCAGACGTAAAGCCCAGAAACGTGTCGCACTCGAACACGCAGTCCACGGCAAATGGGTCTGCGCCGAGGAACGTGCCAGTCTGCAAATACGACAGGGTTCCGGGACCATCTGATTGCGCTGAACCGGCGCCCGGAATCCAATCGATAGCGCCCGTTGTCCACTGCTGACCGCTGGCGGGGAGCAATGGTAGGCCGGTGACCGTGTCGGCACGCTCACCGGTGTCGCCGTCCTGAAACGGCCAGTAGGCGATCGCCCCATCCACTTCGACCTCGGACCGGTACACCGACGCAGCGAGCGTCGCCTGCTCCAATAGGCGGAACGCGTCGACACAGTTGACCGTGACCGTCGAGTCGATGTTCTGGATGTACTGCTGCGGCCAGCCCTGCACGAACCCGTAATACAGCGGGTACTCCACGCTTTCGCCGGGACCGACACCCAAGATGCCACCCATGCCGTCGGTCAACACCTCGCCGAACTCGTCGGTCAGCGCAGCGGCGTAGATGGCCTTAATGCGGAGCGGCACCATCGGCACGAGGTCGCCGAAGTAGTCGCCGGCGGCGTGCGACGGATCGAACCGACGGCCCCTGTTGTCGAGCACGACGCTCGCCGTTCCAGGCGAATACGAACCGAACTCGTCGGCTCGGCCGCGGTTGATCTCGAAGTCGCGGACGTAGTCCGTGATGTCGGTCCACGCGGGCGTGTCCGTCGGCCCGTACCCGAACGCCGCCTCGACCGTGATCGACGTCTCGAAGTACGTCGCCGTCATATCCGTCGACCGCCGGAGCGATAGTACGACTCGAGCGCCGATGCAACCTGTCGCCCGATCTGCTGGCCATCAGCACCCATACCGGCCGTGACGTTGATCGTAATGTTGGTTCCACCGCCGCCGATGGTCGCACCGTTCGGGATGACGTTGCCCGACTGGCTGCCCATCTGCAGCAGCTCCGGGCCATCCTCGCCGACGACGTAGGTGCCGCCGGCGGACACCGGGCCACCAGCAGCGCGGAACCCGTCGACCGAACCGGCGCGGCGAGTTTGCCCGCCCTGCGTGGCGCCGGTCTGGGCGACGAAGTTGACGTAGCGGGTGTTTTCGAGCTCCTTCAACGCCAGCGCCGTCGCCCAGAACGAATCCTGGTCGAGGTTGGTGACGAGCTCGGCGACACGCCTCTTGTCTGCCTCGGAATCCAACGTCTCGCCGTAGTCGAGGAGGTCGGACTTCATCCGGTCGATCTGCGCCACGGACACGTCGCCCGTCTCGACCGCCTGCGTCAGCAGCCCAGACAAGCCCTCCTGCGCCACGCGGTACGCCTCGCGGTCCGACAGTTGGTCGCGTAGCCGCTGGTATTCCGCAGACAGCGCGGCGGCGGCGTCCTCAGTGTCCTCGAGGCTGGCTTCCAGTCGGCGCGCGCTGATCTCGGCGTCCGACATGATGTTGGTGCCGCGGTCAATGTCGCCGGACGTCTCGTTGAACGAGTCGCCGAGCGTGCCCACCGTCTCGGCCGCTTCGCCGAACAGCTCCTCGCCCGTCTCCATGATCTCGTTGAACTGGTTGACGGGGTTGATGGCCTTCTCGATGACGCCAAACGCATCGCGCAGCGGGCCGGGCACGACGTTCGCCGCTTCCCTGAGCGCCATCAATGCGTTGGTCGCGCTAGTGATCGTGGGCGTCAAGCCCTCACCGACGATCAACGTGACGTCGGTGACGGCGTCGCCCAGGTTGTCCATTGCCGCCCGGTACTCGCGGGCCTTACGGACTTCGTCCTCGTCGAATATCTGAGCGTCGGACGTGGCTTCGAGTGCTTCGATGACACCCTCGGAGCCGTTCATCACGAGCTCCGCGACCTCGGCATAGCCGCGACCGAACAACTGCTGAGCGACGCGCGCCCTCTCCGAGGCGTTCGGAATCCTGCCGATCACGTCGATCGTGTTCAGCATCGTGGCGTTCATGTCGTCAGTGCCGTCGGCGGCCTTGATGACCTCGATGCCGTACTGGTCAAAGACGGCGTTGCCCTTGCCCATCTCGACGGTCATCTTGACGAAGGCTTTTTCGACCGCCTCGGCGGACACGCCGATGTCGTCGGCGGCGCTGATCCAGCGCGACGCCTCCTCGGTCGAGATGCCGGTCGCCTCGGCGAACCTGCCGGCCGCTAGTGCGGCGTCGTTGAACTCGTTGACGGCTTTGGCACCGAACGCCACCAGCGCGGCACCGCCAGCGACAGCGAGTTGCGCGGCGTTCTCCTTGATCGCGTTGAACGCCTGGCCGGCACCAGCCTTGAACTTGCCGAGAGCGCCATCGGCGTCGACGACCGACTTGCGGAAGTTTCCGAGCGCCTGGTTCGCCCGGTCCACCGTGACGTCGACAAGTACGCTGATCTTGTTCGCCACGGCTCACCCCTTGACTCTCGTGTTACCGTCGGCCCACATGACCATCATTCGGCAGAAGTCCAAGCGCCAGCAGCAAGCGGAGGGGCTCGTCGTTCTCGCCCTCGTGATCGCTGCCGGGATCGCTGCGAGCTTCGGCTTCCTCCGCTAACCCAGCCTGGCCTTGCGGATCGCCCGGCCGATTCGCTGGTCTACGATCTTCGGCACCTTCGGCTCGATCGCCGCGAGCGCATCCGACGCCGTGCCCTTGCCCTGCGTCACACCGTTCCACCGACGGATCGAACGAGCCGACCGACGACGACCGGTCACCGTCAACGACGACGACCGCAACCGCGGACCGGCCGACGCGTTGCGACCGAGCTCGGCGACAGTGATCTTCCCGGCAGCACGAGCGTTCGACGGCTTGAACGACAGGCGGCCAGGCCCGACGATCTCGTAACGAGTCGACAACGCACCCGGCCAACCCGAGAACTGGCCGTCAGGTCCGAGGTCGGCCTTCGCTGCCCGATCGGCTTCAGCCTTCGCCATCTTGCCGATCTCGTGCATCATCGCGTCGTCCTTCAGCTCCTTTTGGAGCTTGGCGACTTTCGCGTTGAAGCTGGCGAACGTGTCGGCCACGGCGGGCTGCGATCAGGCGGTGATGTCGCGAACGATGGCGCCCGTGATCGGGAAGCTGTACGACTTCATCGCCAGGTCGCCGACCGCGCCACCGAGCGAGTGCGACGTGATCAGCACGTTGCCCTGATACTCGGGGTTCGACGCCGAGATCGCAGCGTCGTCGAGCTTCAGGGCGAACGGGACGACGGTGCCGAGGATCGCGTAGAAGTCCTCGTCGATCTGGTCGTCGGCGACGTCGTCCATCAGTTCGATGGCGAGCGTGCCCGACTTGAGTCCGCCGATCATCTCCGTCCAGCCATCGCTGGCGAAGTCGGTCGTGTCGAGCTGGTTGACGTCGATCGTGAGGGTCGCCGACTTGCAGTAGGCGGAGATGTCGACACTGTTGATGCTGACGACCTCAGCCGTCAGAGCCTGGATGGCCATGTTGTTGCTCCTTGGGTTGAGGGGATCAGATGATTCCGCAGGTGACTGCGAAAGCGAACTCGGGCGACGACCCGCCGATCGTGTACGACACCCGCCAGTAGTCGTCGGTGATCGCACCGGCGGTCGACAGCAACTCCGACGTCAAGCCGGTGGCCTGCGTGAACGTCAGGCGGGTCGTCGGCGTCGTGAAGCCGGCGTTGTCGTCGGACTGTACGATGACGTCGAGCGTCGGCGTACCACTCGCTGCGATGACGTGGAGGGCGGCGTAGACCTTCTGGCCGGCGGCGACCGCGCCGAGCTGGCGGCCCGTGCCGGTCGAGCTCGACGAGCGCGACACGTTCGACGGGTGCAGCAACTTGCCACGCACGACCGGACCGGTCGAGGACGAACCAGAGATGTTGCCCATCGCCAGCTCGCCGACGGCACCCTGAACGGGCGTGTACGTCAACGGGATCGACTTCAACAGGTAGGCGGCCGAACCGTCAGCCGAGCCGGTGACGATCGACTTGACGACGCCAGCCTGACCGAGCAGCGGGTACAGCGTGTCGTCAACCGAGGCTTCGGCGACGTCCTGCATGAACTCGATCTGCACGCTGCCGGACTTCAACCCACCGATGGACGACGTCCAACCGGTCGAGCAGAGCGACGTCGTGTCGAGCTGGGCGACCTCGTTGTTCACGCTGAAGCTCTTGGCGTAGCACGCCATCTCGATCGACCCCACGAGGATCGACATGTCCTTCCAATACTGGATCGCCATGTCAGGACTCCTTCACGGGCTTGGCTGCTGTCTTCTTGACCGGTCGCGGTGCTGGCTCTTCTTCGGGCGCTGGTGTCGCTGCGTCGACGAAGTACGCGCCGTCCGTCACGTACGGCGAGTCGTCCTCCCACAGCGAGCCCACAGGGATGTCGCCGAACTCGTCGACGTGGTGCGCCTGGATGCAACGCAGCATGAGTCAGCTCCTCTTGAACACGATGGACAGCGGCAACTCGGCGGACACCGTCGGCGTCTGCGGAGACTCCACGAGTGCGCCGTAACGATGATCTCGGGCATCTCCCGGAAAGACGTCGCCGAAGGTCTGCGCGCCAACAAGAACATCGGCGATCGATGACGACTCGCTCGTGCCGGACGACAGCAGGTCGTCGAGCAGCCGTTCACCCGACTCCGGCGAACCGGCGTGCGGGACGATTACCTCCACCGTGAGAAACACCGTCTGCATTCGCAACGCACCGAAGGTGCCGTGGTACTCGATGTAGGTGTCTGCGCTCGGGCGGACCACCACAGCCGGCAGACGAATCGACACGGGGCGGTACTCGTACACGTTCAGCGACGAGTCGAACCCGGCGTTGCGGATCAGGTTCGCGACGCCCTCGCGGACATCGGACAGGACACTCATCAGGCAATGCCCCACGAATCGCCGCTACGGAACGGCTGCAGCAGGCCGCCGATCGTCGAGTTCTCCATGATCCGACGAGCGAAGTCACCGACCTGCACCAACCCGAACCGGGTGTCGCGCATGTCGAGGTAGTCCTTCGCAGCGAGCTTCGACGCCAGCTTGATCGAGTCGGGAATCGCCGGCCAACCATGCTGTGCCGTCACCGACAACGTCGCCTCACCGTTGCAAGGAACATGCCACGAACCGGAGATACGCCTGATGTAGGCGAACGGGTACATGATCCCCGTCTGCGACATCTGATTGGCGCGGCCCGGCCACGTCTCCAACTGGTAGTCGGACGCCGAAAGCGTGGAGCCGTTGTCGACGATCACGAGGTTTGTCGTGTTCGCGATGTCGTCCACCTTCACCAGGTCGCCACTGATCGGGGCGTAGACCTTCGTCGTCTCGTCGTCGGGCACACCGAACGTGCGGACCGTAGCGAGATCGATCGCCTGGCAGCCGACCGTCAACGCCACCTTGATCTCGGCGAGATCCGCAGTGACCGTCGAACGCAGATACTGCTCGGTTTCCTCGACCGTGGCGTAGAGCGTCATGGTCACCGCCTCTCAGATGTGCGAGTCACCGTGCCCGGATCGGCCGGTTCACCGTCGGAGTCGACCGGCTGCCACGACAGCGTGGCCGCGGTGCCGGCGAGGATCTGTTGGTCAGCGACCGTCGACAGCAGCATGGCGTTTCACCCCTCGTTTCTGTCAGCGTTCGTCGGGTGGCGGGAGGACAGCACGCTTGATGCCTTCGGTCCTGGTTGCCTTCTGCGGGCGTTCGCGACGGTCGTCGTGCCCTTGTGGCGGGGTGTCCGGCTTGGCGGTCACAGCGCCTCCAGCCACGAGATCAGTTCGGAGAACCCGTCCCAATAGGACGTCTGGTGGGGTGGCCCGAAGATCGCTCGCCACTTCGTGAGGTCTGCGTCGCGTGCAGCGACCCCGGTCGGGCCGTCGACGTGCACGATGTCGGCGTTCGATCCGACGATCAGCAGACACATCTGGGCAATGTCCTGGCACGAGATCGCACCTTCGGCACCGATGTTCACCGGCCCCGGGCTCTCCGATGCCGTGGCTAGTTGCATGATGCGGTCGATCGCGTCGTCGATGAAAAGGTAGCTGCGCATCTGTGTGCCGTCGCCCCACAGTTCGAGACGTCCGGACTCCCGTGATGCGAGAGCCTTGGTGGCGACGGCGGTCGGGAACTTCATTCGTGGTCCGGCGTGTTCCTGGCCTGGTCCGTAGATCGTGTGGAACACGCCGACACGGGCGTCGAACGGGGCGTGAGAGCAGAGCCAGGCGCCGTGGCGCTTGTCGGCTCCATATAGGGCGTCAGGTGTCCCCCACGTCAGGTCGTCCTCGGTGATCTGGTACGGGGTCGACGGATTGCTCTGTGGTTCGGTCGCTGCTGCGCACGCCGATGATGCGTACACGAGCCGTTGCACCTCGTGGCGGGTCGCCTGCTCGAGGACGTTGGTGGTGATGCGGCCGTTGGTGAGTGACGACTGCCAGTCCCGGTCGGAGTGAAACCAGCCGACACCGCCCATGTCGGCGGCGAGATGGAACACCGTTCCCGCCCCATGCACCGCGCTAGACGCTGCTGTGACGTCGGTGAGATCGAGCGTCCACCGGTCAGCGCCCTCGAGGTAGCCGTCGCGCTCTGCGGGCCATGCGATGTCGACGGCGACGGTCCTGTAGCCGTCGCGCACGAGGCGTTCCACGAGGCGGGAGCCGATGAAGCCGCCGCCACCGAGCACGACCACCGGTTCAGCCAGCCGATTGGCTTTGGCGTGGGAGGTGATGTTCTGGTCGACGAGGTGATAGTTCGTCATCGTGTGATCCCGAACCACAGTTCGCGGCGGTCGTCGTACATTGCGGCGTCCTCGGCGAACGCACGCACCGAGCGCTCGTGGGTGGCGTCCGCCGGAGCCCGACCGGTCGTGACGTGCAGATGCTCAACGACTGCGTCGAGGCACGGACGAAACCGCGCCCGCATCTTCGCCGTGCCGATGAACTCGGTGTCCGTGAAGTTGTGGTCGTAGCACTCGGGCAGGAACGAGCCGGGGCCGAGATCAACCACACCGCCGACGTCGTCGAGATACCAGCGGGCGACGAGATGATGCGTCGAGTGAGAACCGGCGAGCACGTACGGGTTCAGCAGATCATTCGTGCCGACCACGCCGAACCACCCGTCGAACCCCGCCAGGCACGCCTGATCCCACCCTGGGTGGAAGATCAGGTCGTCGGCGCCGGCGAACAGGTAGTCGGCGTCGGACTGCTCGTAGGCGGTGTTCACGGCTCCGGCGTAGTTCTCGGTCCGGTCGTTTATCACTGGGGTGAGACCGAGGGCGGTGACCGTCTCGATCGTCGCGGTGTCGAACGCCTCGGTCACGAACGTGATCGAGTGATCGGTGGCGGTGACGGTGTCGATGTTGTCGACCAGCGCGGCCAGGCGATCAGGGCGACCGATCGTGGGGATGATGATGTCGATCATGCCGACTCCGGAACCCGCGAGTACTGGCGCCACAGCTTCTCCGTGAGCCGGATCGACTTGGTGTGCTGCACCTCGACGCCGGTGTGCACGAAGATGCGATGCCCGGCGGCTCTCGACTGGAGACAGAAGAACAGATCTTCGGACACCCAGTAGTCGTTCGCGTCGAGCATGTCGACGTCGGGGCGTTCGTCGGGGACGATGATCTCACGGAACCAGCCGTAACGCGAGTTCGTCATGTAGGCGATGTCGATCAGCACCTGACGGTGCACCAGCAGAAACGCGGCGCCGGTGCCGTACACCTCGCGCAGCGTGTTCTTCGGGACCTCGGACTTCTTCAGGACACGGAACGGCAGGATCCCGACTCCAGGCAGCTCCGGGCCCGGATCGAACGCGGTCGACATGACGGCGTTCTGCGACGGCAGTGTCGTGAACTGGCACTCCGGGTCGATACCGAACGCCAGGCACAACCCGCCGACGATGCGCCGTACCGAGTCGCCGTTCGCCTCGATGTCCGCTTCGGGCACCACCGTGGCAGCCAGTAGCGACTCGAGAGCGCCAGGGCTGAACGACATGTCCGCGTCGGTCATCAGCAGCCACTCGGGTGCCGGGTCGCGCTGAGCGAGGAACTGGCGCACCAGATCGTTACGAGATTTCGACACGTTGACGCCGGACCGCTGATTGAACCACCAGTTCGGATGCTGCAGCCGGTTGAATCCCTGGTCGGCGTCAAACCGGGACAGCGACAACATCGAGTGCAGAAACAGGTTCGACACATTCGAGCCGGACAGGTATCCGACCATCACGGTCCCTGGTTCGGGGCCGTCGGGCAGGTCTTGCTCGACGACCATCAACGGGCGCAGTACGTCTTCTTGTTCGGGCATTGGTCCTCCAAGGGGCGCAGGAACCGAGACGCCGACGCCATTCCTGCGCGTCAGGCGCCGGCGTCTCGGGATCAGTGAGACCGAGCGCAGGTCGGTCGAAGGGTGACCCGGCTCAGAAGGTCGGGCCGGTGAGCCCGGCGCCGGTGAGCTTCGCCGCGGAGAGCGACGTGCGGGTCGTGAACGCGGCGTAGTTGTACAGCCGGAAGCGGACGCCGAGCGTCGCCGACAGCACATCGCGGAACGCCTCGAGCCGCGGTGCGCCTTCCATCAGGATGGCGTCGCTCGGACGCCACACGATGACGTCGTCGAAGTGCGTCGACGTGGTGGTGGGCACGTTGGCGTCGATGACGACCGGCAGACCGAGCATCGTGCCGACGACACCCTGGGCCTCGGGCATCCCCATCGCCGCGATCAGGTTCTGACCTGCGCCGGCGTCGGGGGTGACCAGGGGGCGACCCTGGGAATCGAAGCGCGACACCAGCCAGAACCAGCGGCGTGGGTGCATGATTATCACCTGCGGCATGTCGAACCGGTTCGTGGCAACCCGGTTCATGCCGTCGGCGATACCGGCGTACAGCGCCGTCGCTGCGGCCGTCGCGACCGTGACGGTCGTGAACGCGGCGGTGAGCACGCCGACGGGCTGGTTGTTCGCTCCGGTCCCGGAGAGAACGAGCACGTCGGTGGCCCGGTTGCGGTCGGCGACGAGGTCGCCGTACACCAGCGCATCGAAGCCACCGGCGAGAGCCGACTGCTCGACGAGCTGCACCGAGGCGTCGTAGTAGCCGGCGACGGTGGTCACCTCGGCCGTGGTCGAGCCGGTCGCCAGGTCACGGGTCGTGGCCGCGGAGTTCTCCGTCGCCTGCACCGCGGTGAGCGTTCCGGTCGTGATGGTCGGGATGTTCACCGAGTCGGTGCCCGACGGCAGCGGGAGCGACCGGGCGAGGTCCGCGGTTGCGCGACCCGACCTGAAGATCGGGACGTACTCCGACAGCAGCCACAGCGGCGGGACGAACTCGCCGCCGGCGCCGTCGGTGGTGGTGCCGGCGCGGGTCTCGACGGCGATCTCGCGACCGTGACGCTCGAGGCGCTCGTCGACCGACGGTTGGTACTTGTCCGACCGGTGGCCGTTGCGTGCCAGCGACTGCAGCGCGAGGTCCCGGAAGTACGAGTGCGACGCCTCGCGGCTGTACGTCATCGGCTCCGAGCGGACGATCGCGCCACCGACGGCGCGCTGTGCGGGCCGTTCGTAGGCGACGAGGTCGTTGCCGCGCTGGATCTGGATCTGGGCCTCGATGGTCTGATCGAGTTCGCGGGTCGCCGTGGCGGCGTCGCGGACGATCTGTGCTTCCTCGTCGGTGAGGACGCGCTGCTCGGTTTCGGCGAGCGCGATCACCTCGGTGGCGCGAGCGACGATGCCGTCTTCGAGCTCGGCGCGTGCGGCGAGCTGGAGATCGGCGAGCGTGCGGACCTCAGCGGTGGCGGTTTCGTCACCGCCGGAGATGACCGGGAGGACCCGGCCGTTGGGGAACACCCACGAGTCGCGACCGTCGATGACGGCGCGGGTGGGCGCGTTGGAGTTGGGGAACATTGTCTCCTCCTTCGGAGATGTCGATTGCGTTTGGGGAGGGGACGACGTGGTGGCTCGGCGTGGTGGCGCACGATGGCGCTCCGGGTCCGGCTCCGGGTTCGTCAGCGGCCGAGCAAAGCTCGGGCGGCTTCGACCGACATGGGTGCCGGTCGGGTCTCGTCGGAGCGGTCCTCGAGGTCGAGGTCTGCTCCGGTGCGATCTTCGGTGGTGAGGGGCCGGTACTCGGTGATCCGTTCCACCTCGAATGGTTCACCGAGGTTGTAGGTGCCGTCGGTGTTCTTCGACCATGCGCACTGCATGTGCGGGCCGTATTCGTAGGTGTCCCAGTTGTAGATCCGATAGACGGCCCAATCGGTGCCCCAGTCGACGAGGTATACGTACACGTCAGCTGAGCCGGTGTCGTTTCGGACCTTGTCCTCGATGGCGTCCCACAGATCGTTCATCTCGTCACCGAACGACGTCTTGCCCGGAGGTGCTGCTCGCAGGTTGCGGAGCGCCTGTGCACGCTGCTGCTCACTGATGTCGACGTCGGGTGCGGAGCGGGTCACGAGCTCCCGATCGATGGAGCGGTCACCGGTCAGACCGACCTCGGTGTCGTCATACCACGGGAAAGTGACCCCGGACACGTCGACGAGTTCGACCTCGCGGACCTCGGTCTGCCCGGCCACCTTTGGGGCGTCACGCCAGTAGCCGGCGAACGAGCACTGGTACACGTCGCCACGGTTGATCGCCGACACGAACGAACGCACATCGGGCGAGTCCATGTCGAGCGATGGTGCGTCGAAGATGAGACCTCGGTCGTCGACCTCAAGCGTCATTGTCCCGGCGCGCGTCGACGCGAAGCACAGCGACGGGTTGTGGTCACGAAGCAGCCGGACGTTGTCCTTCTGCTGCAGCGTCCGGTTGAACGCGGTGCGCTTGATCACCTCGCCATGCGCAGGCGAATCGAACACGGCCGCGTATCCGCGGACGCCGACTGTGCCGTCACCGTTGTCGCGTACCTGCCAGTCGGCGTGGAACGACCGACGCTCAAGCTGCTTCGCCATCAGGGGGCACCTCCGTCGCTTTCGGGTATGGGTCCGAGTTCTTCCCACTCGCGGATCTCGTCGTTGACGAGGAACCCGGCCGCCTTGCCGATCGCGTACGACTCGTAGCGGGTCTTCAAGTCGGAACGAGTGAACGCCCCGGTCGCCCAACGCAGGTAGGTCCGCGGGTTGACGTACAAGCCGATGATCTCCTGGGTCAGCACCAGGTCCGGGTTGATCGAGTCCATCAGGTACTGCTGGGTCGACATCTCCAGGTTCTGGTACTTGATGTCGCCACCCGACGCGACCGCAGCGGCAATCTTGGACGGGGGGAGGTTGAACGAGATCGCGATGTCCGCAGCAGCGCGTTGCATCGTTTCGATGAACTGCGACTCGTTCGCCGCGACCGACACCTTTTCGTACTTGAACCCCGAGCCGATCACTGCCGGTTGACGTCGCCTCCAGCGTTGGCGAATTTTCTCCAGGATGCTGTCTGCCTCGTCCGAGTCGATCTCGGTGTCGGAGTACAGGATCGACGACGGAACTGCCCCATTGCGGAACCAGTCGCGACCGAAGTCCTGCGCCCGCTTCGCCAGGTCGACGAGACCGGAATGTTCGAGCGGCGAGACGCCGAGCGGGTTGCCGGGCATCACCCATCGCGACGGTACGTGGAAAACCAGCGATGAGTCGATCGGGGCGCCGTGCATCCTCCAGCGCAGATCACTGATCGCCGGGTCGTAGACGCCGACAATGTCGGTGCCGGGCAGCTTCCAGTCGACCTTGGACACGCGTCCTGATGCGTCCACGCCACGGATATGGCCGCCGGCGTAGCCCCACACGTCACGAGAGATCGACAGTTGCGTCTTCCACACCGACGGGACCACGACGCGTTGCGTCGACGGTGCCGTGAGTAGTTCAGGTTGCGGCGATGCCAGGGCCTGCGTTTCTCCACGCAGATACGCCTTGAGCGGGATCTGAGCGAGCGCGCCTGCACGCAGACCGATGCAGGCGACTACGGCGGCGATCTTGAATGCGTCCTGGGTTCGGTACTCGTAGCCGACACCGGCGCTGGCTTCGCCGGGACTGGGCACCCGGTTCGGGTCTGAGTACCGCTTCTCCGGTGCGGGGCGTGACCTGACGAGCAGACTCACGCCGACACCACCGACACCACGATCAAGGACACCCCAGCGGCGATCATGCCAACGCCGGCGCCGAACGCATTCCAGGCGCCCGCGCTGACCAGCGCGAGTCCGGTGACCTCAGTGATCGTCGTGATCCAGTTGCGCAGCATGGTCGCCTCCGTTCGTGTTCTCAGGCGGCGAAGACCGGTCGCGTCGGTGTTTCCGGCACGCCACCGAGCGCCACGGTCACGGCCAGCAGCGGGGTGATCTCCACCGACGACTTGCGCTGCGACAACACCGACGCACCATCAGACGACATCGACAACACGGCGCCACGCACTGCCTTGTCGAGCGACGGCTGACCGAGATGCACCAGCTGGCCGTTCGCTGCAGCATCCAACAGCTGCCCCGTCGCCTGGGCGACATCGGCGGTGGAGACCTCGACCACCTCGACGCCGCGCTCACGCAACGGTGCGATGAACGCAGCCTCCGGACCAGACTTGTGGATCCGGATCGGGATCGGCTTCAGTCCCCAGTAGTACAGCACGCGCTCGACGATCCACCCGGTGCCGACGCGATGATCCATCCACTCGACGTGGAGCTTGCCCTCCGACGTGCGACCGGCCTTGCCGAGCGACGCCCAGCCACGATCCGGTGCCACCGCGAGCGCCCACTGCTGGGACTCGGCGATGGTCGAGCCGTCGAGTGCGAGATCGGGCCAGTTCGGCAGGATCACCGTGTCGTCAGCCGAAAGCGGCATCGTCGGGACACCGAGACGTTCCCGTTGATGCTCCTCGACGAGTTCAGGGTCGCCGGAGAATGTGCGGATCTCCTGAACGATGTAGTCCTCGGTGATGCGTCCCGCCGCGACCGCCGGGTTGGCTGAGCGGATCGCGTCCATGAACGCCGGATCGGACACTTCCAACTCGAGCACCGATGAGTCGTTGCCGTACTCGACGAACAACAACCGGTCCCGAACGTCCGGTGTCACCGCCCTCGCCCGGACTGCGTGAAGCACTCGAGACGAAGCGTGCGGCGCCGACGATGTGTAGTACACCTGCGCGCCAGGTCGGGTCGACAGCGTCGGGATCGTGGCGCCCATCGCCGACGGATGCAGGTCGTACGCCTCGTCCAAGAACACCTTGTCACCGACGAAGCCACGAGACGAGCCGCGATACCGGGCCTTGAACAGCACCCGCTGGCCGGTGTTGAGCCGAATGTGCTCCTTGCCGTTCGACGTCACGAACGACCGATCGCCCGGTAGAAGCAGCGTCGACAACTCCGGCGTGTTCTCGAACAGCCACCGGAGCCGGTTGAAATGCTCCACCGACGTGTCGAACTTGTGCGCCGAATGCACCAGCGTCATATCCCCGAACAGATACATCGACGCCAGTTGGATCGTTTCGAGGATGTAGTTCTTGCCGTTCTGGCGAGGAGCGACCAGCGCGACCTCGAACGCGGCCCAAGTCACTTCGCCGGATGCGTCGATGCGCTCCGAAAGCGCTTGATCGACGAACCACGACTGCCACGGGTCCAACTCGATCCCGCACGCATCACGAGCGAACTCGATCGCCTCCAAGCCTGACGACGAGACGACGTCAGGAGGAAGATGCAGCAGACTTGGCGACACCTCGACGGCGAGACTCACGACGCAACTTCACCTCGTCGATCTTCGATCCCACCGGCTGTCCGATCGACGCCAGTTCGGTCACCGTGATCCGACGCTCACGAAGCAGCGACGCCACCTCCGAGCCCGTCGTCTCGCCGGACTCGAGCGCCATGTCGATGCGGGCGATGTGCCCTTCGAGCTCCACCCGGCGATCGATCATCGGGGGCACCTCCGAGGCTGGCCGTTCTGTCGGGGAGAGAACCGTTCGGAGCGGGGTCAACAGCGCATTGGCTCCATCTAAAAAACGGGCATCTACCAGGGACTATGTGGTTCCCGGTTGCTATTTCCGGCCGTGGCTCCGGAACTCGTATTACAACGAGCGCACGCTGCGCGGAGGTTGCTTGGGTCGAGCCTGGCCCCACCGTGCATCAGTGGGACGATGTGGTCGACCTGTGTGGCGACCGACTGACATCCAGGGAACTGGCATCGGTAGTCATCCCGCTTGAGGATCTCCAAGCGGACGGCACGCCATCGCCGGTCGTAGGCGTTCACGCTGCAAGGTCCACCAGCTTGTACCCCTTTGTCGTGCGGTCACTGAACTTGTGCATCCGCGCCCTGATGCCGACGACTTCGCCGAACCATTGCGTTCGCGCCTTTGCCGGCATCGGTGCAAGCCTCGGACGCCACTCGTCGACCTGCATGAGTCGATCCATGAGTTCAGCGCTAGTGAGTCTGTCCTCATCCCCGAACGCGGCGATCGCATCGCTGATCAATCTCAGTCGAGCTGCTTCGTCGATCCTTCGCTTTGCCTTGCTCGCCTCTGACCGGCGGGCGGACCGTTCGGGCCATCTCTTCCTGTCCCGCTCAATCCGACATTCAACGCAGACTCGGTAGCCGTGGTAACGACGGACGAGTTCATGCCCATATGGACACTTCGTCTTAGCGGCATTGATGGCGCCGGGTGACTTCGATCCGGGGGCGAGTGTGTTCTCTCGCTGCGTCACGGCTCGGAGATGATTGGGATTCACGCACGCCCGGTTTCGGCACAGGTGATCGATCACCAACCCATCAGGTATCTCGCCCCGCAGCAACGTGTAGGTGACACGGTGGGCCAGCCAGACGGCATCACGGAAGTTGTACTTGCCGTAACCGTTCGACTGAACGAAGGCGGTCCACACCCAGCAGCCGTTGTCGGCGACCTTGATCTTCTCGGCGATCCGCCAAGGCAGTTCGCTAGGGGTAACGTCTCGCATGTCAGCACCTCCATGCTGATCGGAGCCGGGGCTGTTGACGCAGCGCCCGGCTCACTTGTTTGATGGCGACGACTGCGTCGCTCTGAACCTCCGGTGGCTCGACCTGCGAGATGCAGGGAGCCACTCAACGAAATGTGGTATTTATTCCACCACACGCAGGCAGTTCGTGTCAAGCACCCTCCGGCGGTTTGCAGGCAGGTCGCCCGCATGATCGGGTGCGGCCACGGCGGACCTCGAGCACGTCGATCCACACGATGATCTCCTCACACCAGCAGGTGACGGCAACGCGTTCGCCTTCGCGTGGTGGACGCTTCACGAGTCGGAGGTTGCTTGCGGGTTTCTGCGCGCGTCGAGGACGCGGTCGACTCGCTCGCGTTCGATCTTGAGTGCGTCTCGCAACTCGCGCACGACGTCCTCGGTTGGGCCTGGCTTTACGGCGTCAGCGATCGCTGCTAGCGCCCCTCTCGGGAAGCGCATGACCTCGAAGTCAATGGCAGCGCCGTCAGGCACCGTTCGCCATGTCCCGTCGGCGGCGAGGTGCGACACCATGCCGTCTGGTCGTCGTTGGGCCAAGTAGAGCTTGTCTGACCCGTTGATGAAGTCCAACTCGATCATCACGCCGAAGTCCTGCATCACGCGTCTCCTTGTCGGTCTCTCAATGGTCATCATCTCCCCTTTCGCTTGCGCTTCTTCTTCGCCGCCGTCTTCGCCTCAGCAACCTGAGCGGCAGTCGGCTTGATCCCCTTCGACCACGCCCGCAGGATCGCCGGTGTCGGCTCGGAACGGTCGTTGTTGCGACGGAACTCCCCGCAGCGACGACACAACGACTGCGCCCGGTGACGATCGTCGATCGGCTGATGATCGCCGGCAGCGGCATGAAGACGACAACCGGTCGGTCTGGTCGACTCGGTCGGCTGATACTCCACGACCAGCGAACGGGCATTAGCGACCAAACGAGACAGGTTGTCGAGCTTGCGTGCCGGGACATCGTTCGCATCGGTGCGCAGACGCTTCGCTGCCCAACGCAACACAGCCAACGAATGCGCCTCGTGGACGACCTCGACCGGCAACCTCACACCGTCGAGCTCGGCGAACACGTCGATCGCAGCAGCAGCAGCCAGACGGATGCGCGCCAGGATCGACAACTGCAACCGCATCGCATGGTCACCCGACACGACCGAGGTGCGCTCCTCGTCGGGCGCGGATGACGACCCGGACGACGGCGACGGGATCTCACCGGTCCACTCGTTCAGATGAGCGAGAGCAGCAGGCAGACCCGAGATGATCGCCTCGATATCCGCCGAGAGCTGCTTGACGACGTCGGAGTGCTTCACGATGTCCCATCCGACACGGCAGAGAGCCAACGAGACCCGGAGCGAGGACGAGGAGGGACCGAACCGAACAGGTCCGCATCGGGCAGTACCGACCCGTTCCGACTAGACCCGACCTGAGCCGTCCCGACCCGACTACGCGACTGGTTTGCGACTAAGTCGGGATTCAGTCGGTCCCCTTCCGGGTGACGGTGCGTGTATGGCTCTAGCAGGGGCGGGAAGGATTCCGGCAGGTCTGCGAGCAACTTTCCCGCCTTCGTTTGGTTGTGGAAACGGCAGATCACTCGCACGTTCGCCAGCGTTGTCTTGCCACCTTTCGAGAGCGGAATGGTGTGGTCGTACTGGCCCGCAAGATGGCCCACGCGCTTGGCGAAGTCGACCACGACATCACAGAAGCAGCAGCGGTCGGCGTCACGCAGACGCACCGAGGCTTTCATCACCACGTCGTTCTGGACTGCTCGGCGTTCGGCTTTCACTGCTTCGGTGTCGTCCTGTTGCGCTCTGGACGGGTTGAAGTCGGTCCAGTTGTGGAACGCCCAGCCGTCATCGAGCACGACCCACATCTCGTTCGCCACGAGGTCCGCTGCGGCACGCTTCGCCTTGAGTGCCGAGATCCCCACTGACGGGGCGAGTAGGGCCAGGTCGTGGGAGCGCACGATGCCGTCCGTCTTGTACGACGCACACCACGAACCGACAGTGATCCACAGTGCCTTCGCGTCTGAGGTGCAGCGCGTCCACTTCGGGTGGCCGTGCAGACGGTCGTCGATCTTGAGCCACACGACGGATCGTCACGCCACTTCTTCGGCGAGGACATCGAAGGCGTCGAACAGCGACGGCATGTTGACCTTGTTCTCCATCGCCTGCGCGTACTTCACGGCGTCACCCCAGTACAGCGGGTTCAGTTCGGTGCATTTCCCTCGCCGGCCCAGGGCCAGGGCACGTACGACGCACGAGCCGAGCCCGCCGAACGGGTCGTACACCAGATCGCCGGGGTTCGACCATTGGTTGATGCAGCGGTCGAGCACGTCGGTTGGAGTCGGGCAGACGTGCAGCTCTCGACCCTTCTGTGCCTGCGACGTGTTCAGCGACTGCAGACGGTTCACCTCGGTCCAGATGACCGGTGATTCGGTCGTCGGAGCGAGCATGGCGAACGTCGTCGGGAGACGACCCCTCGCAGCGAAGTCGTCGCCCAGGGCGACGTGCGCCTCGTAGTCGTAGATGCGCGACTCGCACGCAGCGGCGAACACCTTGCGCAGCGTCGGCACCGGGAGCCCCTCGAGTTCCTCGGGCGTGATGAAGCGGTTGCCGGACGACTTCCACAGCGATGCGGCGTCGATCTGCCAGCGGGCGAGCGTGTACTGCTCCTTCGTCTTGACCACCGGCTCATCGGCTGCGCCTGTCGTTCGATCGGTTTGGTTCTTGCGGAACAGCAGCACCTTCTCCGGTGTGCCTACGCCGAGCTTCGTTCGGTCCTTGACGACCTCGGACCAGCCGAGCCGATACGTCTGGTTGTTCTCGCGGACGACGTCGGTGTCCAACGTGATCTCGCCGACGAAGCCGAAGCCGTGTTTGATCATGTGCATGATCGCTTCGGCGTGGAACGGCTGCACCGTGGCATAGCCGCGGCCGTTCATGTTGCCGAAGCGGATGCGGTCCTTGACGTGGAACACGCACATACGTCCCGGCTTCAAGATGCGATGCAGCTCGGGTGTCAGGTGGTCCATCTGTCGCCAGAAGGCGTCGTTGTCGTCGTTGTGCCCGAAGTCTTCGATCGCGGCCACGTACTCGTATTGTGTGCCGTACGGCGGCGACGACCAGATCAGATCGACGGACTCCGTCGCCATGCGACGTGTCTCGCGGACGGTGTCGTCGTTGACGATCTCCCAACCTTCGCCCGATGCTGCGACGCGTTCGGTGCCGATCGACCGGGCGAGCGCCTCCGACATCGCCTCACGCGATAGGCCGCGTTCCTGAATGAGTTTCGACATGGTTGCGGTCATCTCCCTGTGTTGTTTCCACTTGCGGTTGAGTTCGGCGACGACCTGGCGTTCGGTGTCGGCGTGGATGATGTCGATCCGCACCGGGCGGTCCTGTTGGAAGCGCTGGATGCGGTGGCAGGCTTGGATGAAGTCGGCGAACTTGAAGTCGATCCCGACGAAGATCGCCCGATGGCAATGCCGTTGGAAGTTGCAGCCCGATCCGGACAGCGACGGCTTCGTGGCGAGCAGTCGCTCTTCGCCGTCGGAGAATGCGACGATGCGCCGCTCACGTTCTTCGAGGTCGAGCGAGCCGTACACCTCGCACACGTCGGGGATCGTGCGGGCGATCACCTGACGTTCCGATTCGAGGTGATGCCACAACACGAAGTGATCGTCGGGGTCGGCGTCGACGATCTCCTTCGCCTTCTCGACGCGTGCGGTGATCGAGTCGCGTTTCTCCTTGGACGCGCCGACGACACCGAGCGCACCGTCACGCACCAGCACCCCTTGGCCTTGATTCTCGAACGTCAACGAGTTGAGCGCGTCGACTTCGATCTCGTGGTAGCGGACGTCGATCTCGGGGAGTTCGTAGCCGTCGTCGGAGTAGCCGAGATCCGACGGCTTCTGCAACCACACGGACCACGTCGCGACCCACGCCCAGAACTCATCGAGGCGATGCGGCATCAAGGTGAGTTCGCCGGCCTTCGACGAGTTCCGCTTGAACCATCTCGTAAGCGACTGGCCACGGTCAAGTACGCCGAGGAAGTCGGCGTAGTTCGTCAGTTCGGTGTGCTCATTCGGCGACGGGGTGGCGGTGGCAACGAAGCGATGCGGCACCGAGTCGCAGAGCAGCCGGAACGTCTGGAACGTCTTCGTGCCCAACGAGCGAAGTACTGCGCCTTCGTCGAGCGAGATCACGGTGAACAGGTCCGGGTCGAGCCTGCCGTCGCGAATGCTCTCGTAGTTCGTCAACCAGATGTCCGGCTCGGCGCCCTCGTCGGTGACCTCCGACGACCAGCGCACGAACTTCGAGGTCTGACCGAGCATCGCTGCGTCACGCTTGAACTCCTGACGCACACCGAGCGGGCACACGATCAACGCACGACCACCCGCTCGAGTACGGGTGAGCCGGCACGTCTCCAGCTGCATCACCGACTTGCCGAGACCGAACGAAGCAAAGATCGCCCGGCGTCCACCGTGTACCGCCCATCGGACGATGTCGCGCTGATGGGGCAGCAGGATCGGGTTGATCTCTGATTCGTCGATGTCGTAGCCGCAGGCTGAGTCGAAGGTGATCTTGTCGCGCAGCAGCTGCTCGTAGGCGTCGGTCATGTCGTCTTTCTCCATTGGTGTCCGCACGGGCAGTGATGCGATGTGTGCGGTGGTGTCAGGTCGCAGCCGTGCCAGTCCCAACCATCCGAGAACAGTCCGCGGCAACGGCCGGCGGTGGCGTCGACCGGTGTGGTCGTGTGGCATCGCTCCGAGAGCGGCACCGAGAGCAGCTGGGAATGTCTCGGTGTGCTCATGCGATCGCCTCCTGGCGAGGAGGGTTCAGACAGGTGTCAGCAGCAAGCGACGCCAAACGACGCTGCGCTACCACCTGCGAGGTCAACTGCACGGACAACACGATCGAGTCGCCACACGGGACACACTCGAACACTGCGGCCTGTTCAAGGCACAGTGAGCGGGCAGGAGCGCTCGATGTCAGATGTTGGACCGGGCCGGCGCAACGTGGGCAGGTGACGTGGACCTTGTAGGTCAGATGGGCTTGGGCGTCGCTCGGTGGGAGTGCTTCGCGCAGGATGCGGGACTCCGTGAGCGCCTGAGCGCGCAGATCGTCGATGCTCACGACGCCACGGCCGATCGCCGTATCAACAGTCCGCAGTCGTATGCGCGTCGAGGGAAGTCATGGACCTCGCCGTGGTGGCCGTCGCGGCCGGTCACGCCACCGCACAGCACCGCCAGGTTCGACAGGTCGTGAATGCTCGGGTCCGATGTGCCGCCCATCCCTCGCGGTCGCTTGTGGTGGACGATCAGTGCCCCGGCACATGGGTGGATGGAGCCGAGGTTGTAGCGGGACGCTTCGCACTCCCATCCGGCGGCGCGCATCGCTTGCTTCCAGCGCTCGGCGGGCATCGGGTGCCTCATGGCGCACCGACCTCGTGGACCTGCTTGCCGTCCGAGTTGAAGATCGCCCGGCCGCAGCGGCGGCATTCGACCGTACCGAACAGCCGGAGCATCATCCCTTCGTTGCTTGGTTGCGAGCGATCACACACGCAGTGCAGGGGCGTGTCCGGGTCCAGCGGCATTTCGGCACGCACGATCTTCAGGAACTGCGCGTGGTGGGTTCGCAGGCAAAGTCCACTCGTGCCGAGCCGCTCCTCCTGGCAGCCCTCCACGGCGCACACACCACGCGTGAACGTGACGCCCTTCGGCTTCGGCCGGTAGTAGCGGCTACGGATCGTGCTCACGACGCCGTGTCCTGCTGTAGCTGCTCCAACCCGAACGTCGTGATCGCCCAGACCTTCGCCAGTGCACCCGTATCGGATGGGCGACGCTCATCCGTGTCGATCGCCATGCCTGCATCGACCAGCTCCCAGCGGCGTTTGCCGATCGAGGTCTGCTTGCGTCCCGTTCGAGCTGCGAGCTCGAAGTCGGTGAGGCCGTGCGGGTACGCCTTCGCCAGTTCGACGAGCGCCAACCGTCGATCCCTCGTGAGACGTTCCGGTGTCTGCGAGTCCGCTGCCATCTGGGCGGTGTCGCCATCCTCCGGTGCTGCGAGAGCGGGCAGGGGGCGCAGGTTGTCGCCGGCGACGATCAGGTCTGTGACGCCGGGGTAGGAGATGCGGACACGGTCACCGGGTAGCGCTTCCCGCACCACGACGGTTTGGCCGTGAGCGAACCCGGCTGCTGCGTTCGTGCGGGCCAGGTCGCCCGGCTTGAACGGGGTCACGACAAGTGCTCCCACGATCCCCAGCCCCCTCGCGCCTTTCTTGGAGTCCCACCCAGCAGCCGGCAGCAGTCCTCGCAGCGGCGCTCCGGTGGTGGCGGCCAGGGCATCACCATCGCCATGTCGTCGCGGCCATCAATGCCGACGATGTACGGGTAGACATCCGAGCCGCACACCGATCGGGCCTCAGGACGACCGCCCTTGGCGACCACGAGCGGACGGTCGGCTGATGCGTGGATCGTGGTGTGCTGCGTGAACGCAAGAGCGACCCGATCATCTGCGACCGGCCACAACAGGCGGCGCCTCACGCCGTCCCCCACGGTCCGAACAGTGACGGCTCCGACACAGTCGGGGTTTCCGCTTCCAAGAGCGCACCGATCTTCACCGACTCCACCTCCATCGTCGAGCAGGCGTGGTCGGTCCACGATCCCGGCAGAGAGTCGGGCAGTGCAGCGAGGAATGCCGACCCGGTCAAATGTGCGTGTCGTTCGTCAATCTCGATCGACGTGGCATCGTCTGGAACCTCCACAACCAACTCGACCACAAGCGACGACGTCTCGCCGTCTTGGTTGTCGTAGCTGAACGTCCACGTCACCGTGCGTAGCGGCGCCTGTTCCCAACGTGCAACCTCCTCGGCGGCACGCGTCGCCCGAATGCACTCCGGGCAACCCACCGTCAAGCGGTCGTCGTCGTGGCTGTGGAGGTTGCGGAGGCGGGCGACGTTCATGACCCGCTCGCCTTCTCAGCCAGGTGGCACATCAGCGAGCATTCGAAGTCAGGTTCGTCTGCGCCCATGTCGACGGCGGCCACGTCCAGCTCGTCAAGCCAAAGCTTTCGTGACTGACCATCCGGTTCACGTCGTGCGTCGGTGCGCCGGATCGACACGTTCAGTTCGCGCTCGACCTTCGCCATGCGGTTGAAGGCGTCGGGGAAGTCGCGGTGAATCCGAGCCCAGTACGACGGAGCGGTGGCCTTCGGGCAGGGGATGCAGTTCGAGTTCGGGTAGCCGAGTCGGTACATGGCACCCATCTCGATGCCTGCCCTGTCGATGATGGCGTGACAGTCCGACTTCGTCAGGTTGGCGTCGATCAGCGGCGTGGCCAGGTTGATCTCTGGGTTCTGTCGGCGGAACAGGTCAGCCCGGTCGCGTTCCTCGACGGTGTAGCCGAACACCTGCCGATCGTCGGGACGCTCGAACGCCATGCGTGGCCGCTTCTTGAGTTCGGTCGTACAGCGTGCGCCGAGCGGGCCGACGAGATAGCGGGTTCGCTCCCAGACATCCCACGTGTCGACGTAGTCGGCGGATGCGATGGCCTCAATCGGACGGCCGAACCACGACGCGCAGTCGATGGCGAATCGTTCGTGGTCAGGGTGCTCGCTGCCGGTGTCGATACGCACCACGATCGTGTCGGGGTGCTCGGCAATGGCGAGCTTCGTGGCGACTGCCGATGCCGCACCAGCGGAGAACCATGCGACAGTGCGATTCACGACCCGCCCGCCTTCTCCGCCAACGCCAACGCCGCCTCACGCATGAAGTGATCGAAGTCGACGCCCAGCCGGTCGCAGTCGTGTTCCCACTCGTCAGCGACCAACGCCGCGAGGTGCGTGATGACCATGATCATCTCGGCACGGTCCATCGATTCGACCAACGCAGCAGCGCCGTGATAGTCGCGGTCGCGTAGCACCTTGATCCATGCCAACGCCGTCTGGCCGCGGTCGTTCACGACTCACCGCCATTCACTTGCGGCTTAGTGACGGGCTGTCCGCTCGCCCGAAGGTGCGAGCACGAGTGCGCTCCCTCGTGGCCCCACGGCAGATCACAGCGACAGGGCTCGTCCTGGTCTTCCCCCATCCAGGACGGGAGCGGGAATCTGTGGGTGCATCGATGGGCCATGTCAGACCTCGTTTCCTTGTCGCTCGGCGGCTGCCTCTTGCGGGTATCGAACGGCCCAAATGTTCGGCCAGCGGGATGGCGCGTCGTTCATCGGGAAGCCATGAACGCGGGTCGCCGTCAGCACGTCGTCTCTCGTGGCTCTGCTCAACTGCCGCCAGTGGTGCTCCGCGAGGTCGAGCCCCTCCGTGAACGCGTACGTCTGGCGGGTCATGCAGTAGCGGATCGCGTACTCGGCGACATCGATCTCAGCGACGTGCTTTACGCCCACCATCACGCGTTTCCTTGTCGCTGGTCAGCACTCGTTTGCGGGTGGTGCTGGCGCAGCCGTCGCCGTGCGAACCGAGCAGAAACGGGCCACCACTCATGGACCCTGCGTCCCTGCCAGTACCGGCCGCAGTCGCATTGCCAGATAGCCCCACCCACGTTGCTCGTCACAAAGACCACTTCCGGGAACTCGGGCAGGTGGCACAACGATCTTTCGCCAGGCAGGTCACAGCGATGGGGTACCGGGACTTCGGTGGGGTGGATGCGCCAGGCCATCACGCGTTCCCTTGTCGGCCCGTCTGGGCCTCATCTCGTTGCGGGTTTGGAACGCCTGGCGGATACGGCTGTGATCTGATCGGCCACCGCTCCGGAGGGTTGGCGATCGCTCCACGTCGGACGAGTCGGCGAGCCTTGCGGGCCGAGATCGGCGACTCGATCCACCCAGACCATTGGCCGCGGAAGCCGATTGGTGGTGCTCCGACGTTCTCGACGAGCCACCACTGGCCGCGGTCGTCCCGCCAGACAGACCCGTCGGGGCGGTTACACATCCCCGTGATGCGAGCCCTCATCGGACGTCATTTCCTTGTCGGTCTGTCGCTGCCCGTTCGGCCAACCAATCCTCGAGATGTCCCAGGAAGCTCTCGTTGGCGAGCAGGGCAGCGCCGGACAACTTGCGGCCATCAGCCCACGCCTTCAACTCGGCCTTGCCGTCGTCGGTCAGCGCCTTCATGTCAGCCATCACCGCAGCGACACGCTCCGACAGGGGATCGTCCTCGTCGAGGTCGACGTCGTCGGTGTCGGCGACCTCGACTTCATCGCTCGGAGGTGGGATCGCTCGGCGGCTCATCCGCCGCGTTCCCGGTGTACTGCTCAGCGTTTCGGACGCGGCCGTAGCAGCCGGTACATCGACGCCGCCACCTACGCCGTCGGCGATCTCCTCGATGGAGTAGGCAATGCCGAGGATGGCGTCGGATGCAAGGAGTCGCGCGATCTCCGACGTTGCACGGGCCACCAACATCGCCTGCGGCTGCGACTTCCAGTTGGACTTCGTCGTCAGGCCCAACTGTCTTGCCCGGTCAAATGTCCACGTCACCTCCTGCCACGTCTGAGATCCGTGACGCCGGCCGCGCATCTTGCATCGCGATGCGGTCGACTCGACCAACTCGATCTCGTGGCCCTGCGACTGGACGATTGCCCGCAACGTCACGGCTCGCGGGGCCGCTTGACCCTGGATCACGTCGAACGAACGCAGCGCCGCCATCGGGGCGAGGCCGACTTCCAGTCCGGCGAGGATTGCCGCTGTCGCCTCGTGCGCCTTTCCTCGGAACGACTCAGGGACGAACGACGAACGCACCAACTGCTCCGC